ATGTGAATTGATGCGACAACGATACGTATAATGCGAAGCCGCGGCCCGGCAACACGACAGTGTATAAATGTAAGTCCTCGGAGAGGCACAAAAACAGCGATTACTAGATTAGAAAATAAAGAAGGATTCGTGATGAACATGACTCCAGCTCGTGAGGATGGCAAAGCTAGATTAGCTTGTGAATTATATTTTGGTAAAGATATAACTGATAAAATTACTAGTACATTACATAGAAGTAGATTAACGTATGATTCCCTTCTTGAGGATTTCATGGATTACGATCGAACCCACGTTCCTCGTATTTCAGATCCTGATGCTCAAATTATTTATAAGTGTGTACTCCAAAGCATTAAAGACGACCTTGGTAATGTAAAACTTTCACCTCTCACCTATCAACAAGTCCGTGATTTACCCGATTTTCCAGGTGCCAAAAGTCCTGGTTTACCTTATAAAAATCTTGGTTTTACCAAGAAGTCCGATGTTTATGATGACCCTATATATAGAGAGCATTTAACCAACTTGTGGAGAAATATTGGACATGGAAAGAATGTAAAACTACCTGATGTGTGCATGTTTGCACGTGCGCAAGTTGCTAAAGCTCCTAAAAATAAAATTCGTGCTACTTGGGGTTATTCTTTTGACGTTTATATGGAGGAGGCTAGATTTTTCTATCCAATTCAAGAATTCATTAAGTCTCATAAACATAATTTACCAATAGCTTATGGTTTAGAAATGGCTAATGGTGGTATGGTTGCTATTAATGATATGCTGCAACGCCATCGCAATTCTAAATATGTCATTTCTGACTGGTCTAAATTTGATAAAACAATTCCTCCTTGGCTTATTCGTGATGCCTTTGAAATTTTAGAGGGTTTAATTGATTTTTCCGCTGTTCATAGAAGCGCACATGAGAAGCGCAGATTTAAGAAGTTAGTTGACTACTTTGTTGAAACGCCTATTCGTACTTGTAAAGGCGAAAGGTTCTTAGTTACGGGGGGTGTCCCTTCAGGTTCATGTTTCACTAATATTATTGATTCAATTATTAATTGTATAGTTACGAGATTTCTCGTTTTTCAAACTACAAATGCTTTTCCAGTTGGTGAGATTTTCTTAGGTGATGATGGAGTATTCATAGTTGATGGTTTCGCTTGTCTAGAAGACATTGCTTCATTAGCTATTAAGTATTTTGGTATGATATTAAATGTAGATAAAAGTTATGTTACTACGAATCCTAGCAATGTTCATTTTCTTGGTTATTTTAATTACAGTGGTTATCCTTTTAAAAATCAGGATTTCCTTATTGCGTCTTTCATTTTTCCAGAACATAAAAGAACCCGTTTAGTTGATGCTTGTGCCGCTGCTCTTGGTCAGATGTATTCTGGCTTTGATCCAGGCTATGCACGAAACTGGTTAAACATTATACATTATTTAGCAGATTTAGAGAACTCAAACCCCTTTTCTTTAAATGAAGTCGTCTTACATTTGAAGAATAATGAATTTAGACATAAGTATCTTGCTCAAGTAGGTATAAGTGCCGATTCAATGACTTTACCTTCTCGCGCAAACTCTCAGATATTAGAAGTACTTCCTAAAACTTATTGTAACATTACATTACCCTCACGAGCTTACGATTTTAAAGATATATTAAGTAGAATTTAAGTTTAGTATTACACGAGAGCCAACTCTAAACCCCGCAAG